CAAAGCCTTCTTTATTTTCTTTGCGGCTCTAGAAGCTCCATCTCCTAGGTTTTCGGCTCCTTCATTCAATCCTGCCGCAGCATCGGATACTTCTGCAGATATAGCACCCAAGCCCTTTACTTCGGATTTTTTGCCTGTCAGCATTTCAGTAAATCTTTGAAATGCTTCAGCCAATACCTGAAGTCTGGCAAGTACAGTATTAATCATCTTCACTATAGGTGTGAAAAGGTTAATTAATCCTTGCCCAATCGTAGCCTTGAGCTGCTCAAACCTTAGAGACAATACCCTAGTCTGATTTGCCCAGCTATCAATGTTCCTAGCAAAATCGCCTTGAACATGAGATAGTTTAGACAAAACATATTGATACCTGAGCATAAGCTTTTCTTGCTCAGTCATGTTTTTAGTTGTTTTCCCAAAGCCTTGCTGCAAAGCAAAATTGTCCAAGTTTACTTGGGTCATAACGACACCAAGCTCTTTAAGACTCTCTGTTTCACCTGTCCAAATAGACTTGAGCTTAGTGTATGCTTCATCAGATGACAAATTATAGAAAGAAGCAACATCGCCGGTCAGGCTTGTTATTGCCTTAGCCATATCAAAAGCCTGACTTTCGGTCATGCCCATTGATTTGGACATGGAACCGAAAATACCCATATATTTCTTGGCTAAAGTCTCGGACATGCCTAAAGTATCTATGGCAGTGCTTGCAAAAGCATTCACACTGTCACTCATGTTCTGAAACACAGTATCGACTACATTCTGTACCTCAACCAAGTCACTGCCCATCTTGAGCGCTGATTTTGTAAATGAAATTATTGCCGCACTGCCCAAAACCAGCCCAATTTTTGAACCTAATGAGCTAAATATTTTTGATGTTGATTTTTCAGCGCTTGAAGCTATACCCTTGAGTTCATTATTGAACGTCTTTTTATTGACTGATAACCCTAGATTAATTCTACCTACTGTTGTCGACATTGAGCGCCTCCTTTCTCGAAGGCTGTTTTTGCCCAAGCTTGGAAGTTTGCCCAAAATTCTTTATATTTTTCTGGGTCTTCCTTTAGCTTTTGAGATCTCCTTCTTAACCACTCGTTTCTGATTCGTTTTTGTTCTGGTGTGAAGTTCATAATAACTTTTGGGTTTTTTTCTGCTCGAATAGCAACCACCATACCCAATGGAGTGTCATGCATAATACCGGACAACAAAGAACAAAACTCCTGCCAAGTCATATCATCATCCTGACGGAGTCTAATGCCGTATTGTTTAAGGAAACTTGCTTCTATAAGCTCCCAATCCTCAAATAAGTCATAGTAAGCTTCACTTTTGAAATCGATTACCTTCCTGCTCATGCTCTCCTGTAGCAGCCTTCATAATTTCCTCATATATAGTTTTATAATCGGGAAGCGGAAGATCTAAATCTTCAATAGCCTTTGCGTTTTTCTCTCCAATAAGCATTGTAAGCACTTCATTCATAAATTTGACTTCATCAAACTCATTGCTATTCTTTTTTGCCCGTTTTTCTTGCTCTATTACAAAGGCTTGTACCTTCAATATATTGCTTTTTCTGTTATTCACGGTAACAACAATCTCGTCTGTTATCTGTATTACCGGCAATTGGTTTGTAATTTTTGACCTAATATCTATCATTCTCGACATACAAATCCCTCCAATAAAATTTTAAGGGGCTGTTATGCCCCTCTTATTATGTACCTGAATAATTAGTGTATTGTGGTTTTCCGTCGCTTAATACTTCCCACTCCAATGTATCGGTAGCCGTAGATTCTCCACCAAGCGAAGTTACATTAATCACGCAATCGAACACCAGTTTATCACCGTTAGGAAAATTGATAGTGAACACGCTGTTACAGTCTTGCCCCGTCTTCCATGCAAGAGATGCAACATAATCATTGCCTGGGTCGCCATAGTTCCTCTTGCTACTCAACTGAATGCTGATACTCTTTGCTGTCATCAACCTACGACTCCAACCGCCCGCATCCAATGGATTCCATTCTTCAACGTTTCCATCAATGCTAATAGAAAGAGATTCGGTGTCTTTAACAATTACACTTCCCGTTCCTTCTCTGCCTTGTGTATTTACACCAAATGTTATTTCGTAAACAGGATTTACTCCGCTCAGAATTGTAGTCATATTTACCACCCTTTCATATAGATAATGTCTAAATCAATCACATACTCGTAAATATCGTTATCATTTGTACCTACCAGTACAGGTTCATCATTTTTCATTTGAAAAAAGCACTCTTTACCGTCTATAACAGCACGAGCGCCATGAAAAATATCATATATGCTTCGTGCCTTCCGTTCTGCTATATCGCAATTTTTTGACCATTGAACTAAGATGCTAATGCTTTTTACTTCTGACGAGGTGTTTTGAAGTCCACCTATTGCTATTGTTCCGGAGGATGATGGTCGCCCATAGATACAGATAACTTTTTCTTGTGATGCATCAATTCTACCTATGTAAGCCGCAGTAATGTCTGCTATCTGCGGTTTAAGCCAATCACGAATTTCCTTCAATGTCACCACCATCACACTCCTGTCAGCCTTTTGTATATTTTCTTGAATGCTTTAATCGCAAAATCTTTTTTGTTTCCATCTATCCAGTCATCAAACCATCTACCTTTTGCGTTTGGGTTTTTATCTTGCCGGAAGTTGTATTCAGGATGAAAATACAGCCTCCTTGCATATGGTGTATCTACGCTTATAGCAACTTCACCTTGTTTTGACTTTGACGTATCAATACTTGTTGCATCGTTCTGCATGGTACCTGTATCAAAAGGCATTACTTGACTTGCAATTACATCGGTTTTAACTGCTTCTGCCGTCTGTTCCAAAGCCGTAATTTGCGCATTGGAAAGTTTCTGCAGCACACTCTTATTCATTTTCACCTTGACCTTCATCTACATCAACTCCAATACTGTAGCATACACCGTTCCATCGGGATTTAGAGGCCTTTCACACCGGTATATTTTATATTTATTTTCGCCTTTTCGGGCTGTGCCAGTTGTTATTGCCTGTATTTCAGGAAACAAGTCGCCCAACGCAATTAATACACCTTCAAGCCTAATAATTTGCTTCTCTGCGTTCATCACCTGGTGCGCTTTGCCACTAAACCAACATTTAGCCGTAACTGTTGCTGCAGTTAATGGTTCACCATCCTCACTGATTCCATTTTGGTCAATAGATATAGTCCATTCTTGATTGAATAGTTTTTTGGGAAGTTTTGGCAATTTGTCTGGCAGCATATCACACCACCCTATTCATTAGCCCAGTTTGTTTCAAAAGCATATATGCAGCGGGGTTAACACCATGCGGAGTAGAACTATTATTATCAAAACTCATGCTTAAGCCTGAAACACTAAAGCCACTCAAAGTTTCTACATCAGTACCGTAGTCTTCGTAATACTGTGCCTGTAATAGATTGGCTTTTTTTATTATACTTTTCTGAAACTCGGTGAGATTCTCAAATCCAATAGCCCGTATCCTATTAAAAGTGAGTTCATCAATCTTGCTACTAGCAAGTTCTAATACCTCTTCACTCAATGTATCGCTTGTTGCATATGCCACTGCACTCATCCCCCGTTCTAAGAATAGGAGAGAGCTTATTTGCCCTCTCCCTTATGTCTTGATTCTTCCTTTGCCTTTTTCAACTCAGCTTCAAGCTCTTTTATCTTTGTTTTCAGCTTTGTTATTTCTTTCGACTCCGCTGTTTCCTCCTTTTCGAATACAAGCTTGCCATTTTCTAGTTTGGCAAGCTTATATCCAAGGTTGATATATTTCTGCTTTTCATCTTCTTCTATCTTGTACTGTCTATTTGCTTTTACTGCATAAAACATAAATTATCCCTCCTAGTCGGCTTGAGTGGTCGAGCCTTCAACGTTCATTTTTACGCCACCAATTTTTGCATCAATAATGAATAAGTCAGTATACATTCTATTTTGATAGAGGTATCCAAAAGCACTTTCAGGAGTTTCTCCTTTGTTCCAAAGATACACGTCAGCAACTTTTACAGGTGCAATTACAGCTGATGGATGAACTAGTATCATTCTAATTTGTTTTGCCTCAGTTCCAGGTACAAATCCTTCTGTAAAGTTATATAAAGTTTTCATCCTGTCTGATGGTACAGTAACTATGGATACTTCATCTAAACTTCTGACATTTCTATTTACATTAGCAGCTCCACCTGTTACGTCTAATACGTTTTGAATATTTTCTGCATTTTTAATCAAGGTATATATTTTTGGGGTAACGTATAATACTCTACCACTCTGAGGAACAGATGCTTCATCCATTTCTTCCATCATAGTATCAAATACAGTTAATATATTCTGTGCAGTTAATGAAGTAGTGTCTGGTATTCCTCCTTTACCAACATATTCAGAATATAACTTGCTGTATCTGTATGCGTCTAATTCTGGTATAGCATGTTCCTGATTGAATACTGCTGTGATGTTTGCAGCACTTACAACCTGATTTGTTTCATCAACATCCATTTCATCTACAAAGAATTC